ATTGGACCCAATGGATGTTGCTTCCTTTGCATAATTCTATTTTCAAATTGTTGTCTTCACATCCGTGTGATGCAACATTTGATCAACTTGGGAAAGTTGAAGAATTTAGCAAGAGAGGATATTCATTCATTGCTTCTTACGATCTTAAGTCTGCCACGGATCTTATTCCTATACAATTGTATGAGAAATTAATAGGTCATTGGACAGTCCCAGAGTTCGCAGAAGCTTGGGTTAAAGTCTTAACCTCTAGAGGTTATGCCTTTGACTATCAGGGTATTGATAAATTAAGACACTCAAGAGATCTTCACTATACTAGAGGTCAACCGATGGGGACTTTGTCCTCATGGGCTTCTTTAGCTGTAGTTCATCATTTCTTAGTATTCTTAGCTGCTGAAAGAGCAGGTAAGGATTTTTTCTTAGATTATCTCGTGCTTGGGGATGATATTATCATCGCTGACAAAAATGTAGCTAAGTGCTACACAGATGTGTGTAATGAGTATGGTATAACCATAGGTTTCCCTAAATCATTTGTTTCAACAGATGGTTTTTTCCAATTTGCGTCCCAAAACATTAAAGGAGATATTAATTTATCTCCAATTTCTGTTAAGGAGGCTTTATCCGCGAGTGGTGTTTCCTACTATTACGGTCCAGATTTTAATCTGTCTCGTAAAGTTGAATTCACTCAGAGATTGATTGGGAAAGGTTTTATAGGGTCGTCTAATCTATTAAACTTAGTTAGAAGTAATTCTACCTACGCTCAATGGAAAAGATATGCTGCTCAACTTACTAAAGGGATTTTCCCTTTAGAGATGAGTAACTTATTGACGGCGCTTCTATCAAGAGATTTTAAACTTCTTGATAAAAGTATTAGTATTGATCAACTTATGGCCTCTGTAAGAGGGGATATAAGATTGTTTACTAATAATTTACCTAGTGATCCTATAGGAACTCGGAAATATCTATTATTGTTCTACGAACAATTAAATAAAGATGTTTTACGACTTCTTAAGGATATACAAAGTTGTTTAGTGTTAAAACCTCTTCGAGGTCACTCACAAACTTTAGCAGATTTATTATATACACCTGCTGCGATGGGAATGAACTCCTTGACATTAGATTCATTTATGAAACTAAGACGAAGATACTTATCTATTGCTGATGCAGTAGAGGAAGAACTGTCTTACGAAGCTTGGATGATTTTATATCATGAAGAGGATGGGCACATTTTATTGGATCATTCAGTTCTTAAAGAACTGTTGATCATAAAATCTGAAATAGAAACGTTTAAAGTGAAAGCTGAACTTACTAGTTCAATTGCCACTGCGTTAGGAACTAAAGTACCTTACTTAGTACGTCTTCACTTATCTCTTCTGAAAGAATCAGAACATAGAG